ATATAAAAGATTTTCTCTTTTCCTATAGTGCGAACACTATTATTTATGCAATTAGAGATTTTGACTAATTTAATAAAGTTTCTTTAGACAAAGTACGATTATTTTTTTTTAATTCTTTATTTAGTAACTCAGTTTGATGATGATCTAAATGTAATGTAGTCAATGCGTGTTTGATTCCTGCTCTTACACCTCTTTTATAAAATAAACTAGTTGCGAATCCAAATGCAAGAAACCATCCCAATAAGTTTATCCAATCTATATCTATATCCATTATGTTCTCCTTTTCTTTTTCATTTCATTTGCTATCCAAGCTTTTGCAATAACATTTTTTACTGGTTTTGATATTGCTCGTCTGATGTGTTTTGTACTTATTTCTAACATATCTTCCTCAAAACCATTGTTATCCACAATGAAGAAATTTGCAGCCCCAAAGTAATTTTGAAATTTACCCATATTATTTTGTACATCTTGCCAACTTTTCTTTACTATATTAGGTTGTACTGAACGAGCTCTTTGTTCATTTCTGTGGAGTGCGACTTCTAGTGAGGTATTTACAAAGACCATTGAGGTTTCATAACCAAGTTGTTCAAGCATCGCTGATTGACCTGCGACTTTATCATATTTGTGACCAGTACCATCTATAATAATTCCTAATCGACCTTTAACTGCATGAAATTTCTTTTTTTCAGTTACTTTCTTTGCTCTTGCTCGTGGCACATTCCAATCTTTTTCTATGTTTTCTGGGCCAGGCATCTTTAAGGAAAGTCCTTCTTTCTTTAGAATCCTTTCAAAAGCATTATCAGAGTTAATAATCTTCAATCCCAATCCACCAGTAGTTTTACCAGCAATAAATGACTTACCTGAACCAGGGCCACCTGCCATGAAAACTGCTTTGAATATATTGGGATCGTAAACTCCCTCTTTTAAGAATTGATCATATGTTATCATAGTAATATTTATATTAACTTATCATTGATGGTTTTGGCACCATTTGTTTTTCTTCTTCTTTTAATACTTTTCCTTTTGGTGGTTCTGGATAGTTTGTTTCTTTAACAGAAGTTGCACTTTTTACAGAATCTTTCATTACAGTCATAACCATACTATGCATAAATTCTGATGGTGTTACCATATGTTTTAAACTAGTCACTAAATATCTACCAGACAAAACAGGGTCAAAGGCCTTTGCCGTATCACTTTTAGATAATGGTTTATTTGATGGAATAAGAACATTAATTACATCTCCACACATAATATTAGTATCACCATATGTTTCAATTTTCAATGTAAAATAATCTCGTTGTAATTCTCTAGAAATTGATTCTTGTAACCATTCCTCAGCATTATTATCAGTTGTCCCATTAGCGTGTAAATTTTTACTTGCAGTAGGATGTACGAATACTTTAGAATTAGAATATTCAGTAATTATTTTATCATCCACTTTAGCTTGTGGTATTAAAGTACCAGAATCTTTATGTTCTTGATTCAATGAATTTCTTTTTGAAAATGTTTTATTATAATCGTAATCAAATTTTTGAATATTTTTATTGAATATATCATGGTAATAAAGAGTTGATGATAACATACCCAATTTTACATTTAAGAAATTGTTTGAATTGTCATCAACTTCCCAATGTAGAATAGTTCCTAATGCCGCCTCAACAGCTTTAGGGTCATTAGGGGGTTGCGCTCTGTAAGTAGTTTTATGTGGTGTATTTAAAGTTCTGTGTTTACCTATTAAACTGTCAAGAGATCTAAAATGAATACCCGCTGGATTTTCAAAAAATAAATAATGTGGACTAATTTCTGTAGCACTTATAGCTTCTTCTTTCAAAAGATTTATTGTTTGAAATGGACTTAAATTGGGAATTACAAATTTTCTAATATTTTTAGTTGGATGAATATGTAATGGTTTTTTAGATCCTAGAAAATTATCACTAGACAATATTTCTTCAACCATTGTACTTATATTTCCTTTGAATGACTTTGATATTTTAGTACGGAGATTCTTATAATGTTCTAGGGTAGTCCAATTTACTATAAGAGTTTGTTCTCTATCTGTAGTTTGAAATCGTTTTTCTACATTATAGATAATCGCATGATAATCATTAAAATTTACTGAACCTTCATGGCCTGGAGTAGTGAGAGAAAATAATAATCGTTCTTGTCCCAATAATGGTAAAAGTTCTGCAACTCCAGCGGAATCTGCAAGTACTATATTCCCTGACATATAGGGAGAATCAATACTTTGATAGATATTGAGTTCTCTAAGTTGGTCTATAATATTTATTTTTTGTCCTGAACTTCCTACTATAAGGGCTCCATCTAAATTATAGTCTCCAACGGCTTGAAGTTCATTTTTATCTACAGCCATGTTATTTTATATTAAATTTGCAAATTCTTCTGTAAAATATCCAAGATAATCATTTCTCAATAGGTCAATTGATCTTTTTGATTCATTTAAAGCAGTTTCATATTCATAATTAGTAATAGCTGTTGCGGTGGGATATGTTGCATTTTCAACTTCAATTTTAATGGTAGTATCACCAGAGGTTTGTGATATTTCATAATGATGAGTTTCAGTAAGTTGAGTTTCAGTATATTTGGATAGAAGATATTTTTGCATCTGGCGTGTAGATTTTACCCAATCATGATTAACATCTGAAATATCATTAAGTAACATAACAACCCAATGATAATATACACTTCCATGATGTTTGTCAGCAACTATTTCTGGTGTTTCGTTTTCTTTAATATCATATGGATCTAACATGACAACTTCTTTTTTCATGTTTGCTCGCATCCGAACTCTTTTCATAATATTTGTAGCTAGTTTTGCCGATCCATCACCTGTAGGATCATACATTATTGTTGGAAAATTAGAAAAATAGGACATATTAATAACCTTCTAGTACATCTGCTTTAGTAATAAGTTTAGTTTCCATGAAATCAAGTTTCATATCAATTTCTGAGGGAGGAGCACCATTTCTTCCTTGAATTGGTCTAAATGTTTGATAACCATTTGGTGCATAGTTTACTTCCATATTTTGTAAAACACAAGTATGAATTTTATTAATCCATTCATTTTCATCTCCTCTAAACATATAAAATAAATCAAATTCTGCTGGGGTTGTATAATATCTACCAAACCGATTATCATTAGGAATTTCTGGTAACATATGAAATTTAAAAGTTTTAATAATTTTCTCTACCTGTATCATTTCTTCTGGACTTTTTGGTGTGAATTTCCAAGAGAATGAAAATTTACGAAAACCTAAACCTGTGAAGGTTGCTTCAAGAAAATTATTCTGAGCACGATTTGAAAGTTTATCTCTAGCTGCCATAAGATCTGAACCTGTTAAACTACCTATCATGGCCGCTCCTGCACGTTCCATTGCATCTGCTCCTTGTGCAGCAAATCCTTTGACTAATTCTGTCATACCACCAACAGTACTTACATCTGCTCTTGAAACTCTTCCTGCAGCTTCACCAAAGTTAGCACCCAATTCACTTTCTTTGTATGTAGCGGTATAATTTGTTAAAACATTTGCAGGCATATACAATATAATAGCATCATTAGTTCTCATTGTTCTTTTTATTCCCATCAGTTCAGATGAAGTTCCTTGATGAGCTTTTCTTTCTACAACTTTAGGTTGAAATCCAGGCTTCCAAGAATTACCTGTAGAGTCTGGTGTAGATCCTTGTTGTTTTTTTGAAAATCCTATTCCATCCATTATACCTTTTTGGGCCGCAGTTTGTGTTGCTGGTTTTGGATCATACATTCCTCCAGGCCCGGCACCAGTTGCATCTTTACCCATACTATCTGTTCTAGAGTATGAAGAATTATCTGCAATATTGACATAAAACATCATATAATGTCCCATATCAGTTCTGGATTGTATATCCATTGGATATTCGAGAGATGAATAAGACCATTTGCTACTAACTTCCATATGAGCTAGTGGAGCTTTTCCACCAACTCCTGCCCCAGCTGCATTAGGGGAAGAAGGTGCAACTTTATTACTGGGCGCAAGTCCCATTCTTCGCATAGATTGTGCTATGAAATTTTGCATAAATATTCCTAGAGTTATTTCTAACTATTTATATGTCTTATAAGGGTAAATTTAATCCCACCAATCGAAAAAAGTATAAGGGGAACATTACTAACATTGTTTATAGATCATTGTGGGAACGCAAATTTATGGTCTATTGTGATGAAAACAATGATATTACAGAATGGGGCTCAGAAGAACTTATAGTTCCATATGTCTCTCCACTAGATCGTAAACAACATCGATATTTTCCCGACTTTTATATTAAAACAAAAAACGGTGATAAATTTATGATTGAGATTAAACCAAAAAAGTTTACCAAACCCCCCAAAGCTACTAAAAGAGTTACCAAGTCATTTCTACATGAAACTAAGGAATGGGCAAGGAATCGTGCAAAGTGGGCAGCTGCACAAGAAGTCTGTAAAAGACATGGATGGAAATTTTTAATAATAACGGAAGACCATCTTAACACGACTAAATACTTATATGGCAGATAAAGTAGCAACAGATTTTATATCCAATATAAAAGCAAAAAGTAGAGAAGCAATGTCTTGGTTTAAAGATATTGTTAAGAAAACTCGAGCTGCCGCTTTTCCTGCATCGACAGGAAGAGCAGAATTAACAGGAGATAGAAACATTGGAGTTACAGGGCGACCAACTGTTGGTCAAATGTATCTATTTCAATACGATGCAAAATTCAAGGACATATTACCATATTGGGATATGTGGCCCCTAATCTTTCCCTTTGATTATGCAAAAAATGGGTTCTATGGTATCAATTTACATTATCTAGCACCTAATCCTCGTATAGACTTGATGTTAAGATTAATTAAAGCTCAAGGGGGAAGTGGAAATGTAGATGAAAATTATAAATTAAAATTATCATACAATATTATAACAAAATATCCACCAGCAAAACCATGTATTAAACGATACTTGTTTAGTCAAGTGCAAGGAAGTGGATTATATGGTATTAGTGGTGAAGATTGGAGTTATGCAGCTGCATTACCATTACAGAAATTTAAGGGAAAACAGCCGTGGTAATTAATAAGAAGGAAAAAAATGGCAATATTTAGAGATGGTGTAAAAGTAGGAAAACATGATATTCGTACTGGACTCAGTAAGGAAAGAGCTCAGGGTATTCTTAGAACAATTGATATTTTACCAGATGATAAAGGTAGAAAAAAGTTTGAAAAAGATGCAATGGGTGATGTCCAGACCATTCGGACAATTGTTGGTATGGGTGAAGGTTTTACAATGCCCGTCAATTTCAAATGTTCATTTTATCAGATGGATATGGGAATAGATCAAGAAGTTTTGTCAACAGGTGGCCCCCCACCTTCGGGCCCACCAACAAAAAGTGGAACAAATAATAGTCAAGTTAAATATGGTAGTTTAGATTGGAAAACCCATATTATGCAAAATTCTACTAAAAACCTATTTTTAGAACGATATAAACAAGCAAATGCCGCTGCACAAGGCATATATCAAGATAATAATCCAAGATATAAAGGATTAAAAAGAGATGAACAAAAAATGAATCTCTATTGTAGTAAGGTTACTATACCAGAAAAACAAATTACAACTTCGTTAGTTAGAACATATGGTTCTCCACATCCTTGGCCACAAGCAATACAATATGGTACAATAACTACTACTTTTTATTGTGATGCTACAATGCATATCAAAAATTATTTTGATGCATGGCAAAAACTTATCTATAATGATTTAACTGGAAACTTAAATTTTTACAATGAATATACTAGTGAATTTGATGTACATACTCGTACAACTATGGCATCTGGTGGTCAAACTGGTAAGATTGAAGCTGAAGATGAGGGTTCATGGGCAAAAGATGTTAGTGATGGAATAAAAGATGTAACAAAGGCAATTAATGATGTTACTGGTGTGGATAATCCTAGAGATAAAGCTCAAGCAGTTAGCATACCAAAAGTTGATTTTAGAGATAATTATGGAGTAAAAATATTTGAATGTTTTCCACAAATAGTTGGAGGAATTGACTTAGCTCATGATGCTACAGATGCTATTGCAACTTTTGATGTAACATGGTCATATAAGAAATGGAATCCGTTCAAGATGGGTAATCTTGGAAATCGCAGTCAGGTTAATCTTGCGATTGGAGAATTTAGAAACGAAAAAGATGGTTTTCCATTCTTGGAAGATCTACCGCCAGAATTATCTGGCCCGCTAACAGGTGCGGTGAATCAAGGAATAAATACTGGCCCCTTATCAAAGGCGTCAAATTTATTCGGATAATTTTAACATTAAAATAGTGAGAATATTATGTCTTTACCAAAAATTAATGCGCCGTCATATCGGCTAACAGTTCCCTCAACTGATGAGGAAATTACATATAGACCTTTTCTTGTAAAGGAAGAAAAACTTTTATTAATTGCACAAGAAACAGGAACAGATAAAGCAACTTATGATGCCATTAAACAAATTATTACAAGTTGTTGTAGTGGTGATTTGAATCTTGAAAAAATGCCCTTATTTGATTTAGAGTATATTTTCTTAAATATACGAGCAAAATCAGTAGGAGAGGTTGTTAAACTGAAAGTTAAATGTCCAGATGATGAAAAAACTGAGGTTGAAGTTGAAGTAGATTTAACTAAAATCAATGTTGAAATGGATGAAAAACATGATGCTAGAATCCAATTGGAAACAGAACCAAATATTGGTATTTTAATGTCGTATCCAACTATTGGAACTGTTGGTTATTCAACAAAAGAAGATGGTAGTAATGCCAAAATATTATTTGAAATGATTTCAAATTGTATGTATCAAATATGGGAAGGTGAAGAAACCCATGATTGTATGGATTATTCACAAAAAGAAAAATTAGCATTTTTAGAAAGTCTAAGTCATACTCAATTTGAAAAGATTCAAACTTTTTTTGAAACAATGCCCACATTAAAACATGAAGTAGAAGTAGAAAATCCTGAAACAAAGGTAAAATCTACAGTTACATTATCTGGTATGAATGATTTTTTTTAGTAGCCCTCTCACACATAAGTTTGGGCGCATATTATGATATGGTATTCCAAATGGTTCAACACCATCAATGGAGTTTGACTGAAATTGAAAATATGTTGCCGTGGGAGAGGGATATTTATGTTGATAAATTGATAACCCATATTAAAGAACAAAATCAAAAAGTAAGAGATCAAGAAAGAAAACAAAAACATGGCTGAAGCTGATGCAAATACTCAAAAATTAACAGAAGTTTTTGAGAAAGCTGGTACAGAAAATCAAAAACAATTAACTACTATTGCAGGTCATTTAAATGAGGCTGATGCAAGAGCAGAAAAAGAATCTGCAACGGCAGAAAAAGTAGAGTTGGAGAAAAAGGCTAATGCAGAAAAACGAACCCAAATATTAGAAAGAATGTTTGGTCTTGCTGGGATGTCACACAAGATGGCAGAAAGATCTGCAAAATTAGCAAAAAGTGCTGGGGCGGCAGTCAAAGGTGCAGCTGCAAAACAATTAACTAAAGTTGCAGGAATGGCTGGGAGTATTGTAGATTGGCTTATAAAAGGTGCAGGACTTCTTGCACTTTGGGGTCTTTTTAAATGGTTATCGGGTGATGGAGCTGCAATGTTTACTAAAGTTTATGAATTTGTAATAAAGGTAGGAGAATGGTTTGTATTATTATTTACTGATCCTATGGCTGCACTAGAACAACTTTGGAATGGAATGTTAGAAGGAGCTTCATCTATTGGAAATTGGGTATGGAATAATACTTTTGTACCATTATGGGCTTGGTTTAAAGAAACTTTTCCAGGCGCAGCAACAGTTATCGAAAAACTTTGGGCTGGACTTACAGGACTTGTTGGAAATATAGGAACTTGGTTTTGGGAAAATGCAATCAAACCAGTTTGGGAATGGTTGAAACTTCTTTGGGATGATCCTATGGCCGCATTAAATCAACTTGCAACAGGATTAATGAATCTTGGAACTTGGTTATGGGAAAATGCTATTAAACCCTTTTGGGAATGGGTAAAACTTCTCTTTACAGATCCAAAACTTGCATTAGCACAATTTCTTCAGGGATATGCAACTCTAGGAAAATGGATTTATGATAAAGCAATAAAACCTCTATGGGATTGGTTTGAAGAACAATTTCCTGACGCTGCGGCCTTTATTAAAACTGCATGGGCTGCATTTATGAGTTCACCTATAGGAGAATGGATATACAAGGAAGTATTAGAACCATTTACAAAGTGGTTAGATCTTCTATTTACAGATCCTACAGCTGCGATTGATGAGATGTTTATATTCTTTGAAGACTTTGGTACTTGGATATTTAATAGAATATTGCAACCTCTTTGGGATTGGATAAAACTTCTCTTTACCGACCCTACTGTAGCTATTAAACAAATGTGGACTTTTTTTGATAATGTAGGTACTTGGATTTTTGATAATGCATTGAAACCTTTTTGGGATTGGTTTGAAGGTATGTTTCCAGATGTTGCAGCCTCAATAAAAACTCTTTGGGCAGAATTTACAGGGGGTGGAGATTCCATTATAGGTAAAATAGGAACATTTTTGAAAGGTATATGGAAATGGTTCAAAGGTATGTTTGTATTTGATGATGTGGGTGGTGCAGTATCAGCATATATAGATTTCGTATTTTGGCCACTCAATCTTGTTACTAAATTAGTAAGTACTGTTTGGGATTATATAAAGGGAATTTTTGGATTCAAAGAAGATGAGGCTAAACTACCAGATGATTTCAGTATAGGTAAAATGATTACCGATTTTGTTGATGATATAGCAAAGTGGTTTAGTCAACTCTTTGATTTTGATATAGCTGCAATAGGAAGAAGTATTCTAGGGGATACACTTTATGATTTATTCTTTGCAACTGATGAGGAAAAGGCGATTATTTCTAAGAAAAAGGAAATGGAAGATCTTGAAGAAACTATTGCGGCGGGAACAGGAGTTACTAATTGGTCTATAGATGATGAAAAAGAAGAGTTGATAAAGGCACGAGCAGAACTTGCAAAACTGGAAGAAACTGCGGCAATTGCAAAAAAGGAAAAATCTGGACTTGATATTCCAGGCAAAGAAACAGTAGCAGGTACTAATTTAAAACCTGCATCTCCATTAAAAAGAATTCCTGCTCAAGAAACTGCTGGTGAGGGTGGTACAGGAGCAACCATAACACAAGTGAATGCTCCTGCAGCTACTGTGGTTAATTCATCAAGTACTATGGCTGTTGCAACAAGTTCTGTAAATCCAGTACAAGAGAAATACGGACTGAAGAATGGTTGATTAAGCAGTTGCTAACTTCTCAAAGTATTCCATAGTATCAGATGCACCACCAGTAGTTATTGGTTTCCCACCATCAAATGGAGGTTCCGTAGTAACATCCATATCAGATGCAACCTGTTCAGCAGTACGATTATCAACTGCCTCACCTAATGTACGTTCCATCTTCTCCTTCAACTCCGAATAAGACTTGAAATTGGAATCTTCATGAAAAGGTTTCAACGGATATTCTGAACCATAAACTTTTTCCAAAGCTTCGTCTGTATCCAGTAATGGACTTACTGCATCAAACTCTGACTTGTCATAGTTCCAGAAACCATCGACTTTACGAATCTTCAATTTGAAGTTCGCACCCTTCCACAAATCAAAAGGATTAATCGCCTGTTCATCATCAAACTGTGGTTGCATAGCCTCCATAATCTTGTCAAAGATTTTCTTACCAAACTTATAAAGGAAAACTTTTCCTTCATGTTCTGGATGTTTGGCATCTGCAACAACATAGATGTTGGTGAAGTATGACAACTTACGCTTCTGACGGCGTGCAGTTTCCTTGTCTGCTTCAGAACCAGTATTCCAAAGTTTACGATTCACTTCTCCTACAGGATCGTTCTTGCCGATTGTGGTTAGTGAATTCTCAATGTACCATCCACCTGGCCCTTGAAAGGAATGAGTGAACATTCTCTGCCAAGGCACATCTTCACCTTCTGGTGCAGGAAGAAACCGAATCACGGCATAACCATTACCTGACTTATCAAGTTCTGGTTTCCAGATTCTTTCATCGTCAAACGATTTGGTATCTTGGGGGGTTGTTTGTTTGTTGTACTCATCAATGAGTGATGAGAAATCGGATTGCTTTTTCAGCGCGGCTAATGACATATTATTCTCCTATATTATAGTATTATTTGTTTATATTAGCGTATTATAGTATTACTACTATTTAGTCACGAAATCCTTCTCCATTTACGAAATGTTCAAATCTGTGACAAAGAATGACCCATAACATATGAGTCAAGGAATCCGTAGCATAACTACCTACACCACGAATTAATAACTTATAATTGCACTTGGTACAATATCTAAGTTCAGGTTTTAAATTTCCTTTCCAAGAAAGTTCAGCTACTCGTTGAATTCCTGAATTTGTTTCTTCTTGCATAACTACTCTGCTGTTTGCGTTGTAAGAGAGCATTATCATATTCTAACTTACGAATATACTTCTGCTGATCTCTCATTTTATATTTCAGGAAATCGTTTTCACGAATCAAGTCATCTGGATTGCGTTTTCGACCCTGTTTTTTAGAATTACTTTGCATTTTACCTTATCATATTTAATGAAAGGTTGACAATTATGAAGGGTACTCTGAAGCTTTGGCCAAACCCAATCTTCATCCACTTCATGGTTAGTAAACTCTGTCCAATTAAGGTAGGAGTCTAGGATAATAGCTGATACTATAGAGATTTTCTTCTGTAGTAACAACTTTACAATCGGTGGATGAGTTTTAGTTTCACACTTAAACAGTCCACCAAAAGGTTTATGATATTCTATACACGTTTTCAAATCTTGGTCAAACACTCTTGTTATTGATTGTTGTATTTTCACCCATTCTTTATAATTATTTTCAGCCACATCTCCTGTCAACCACTTAGGATTGACACTATCTTCTACTGCAAAATTTGCTACTAGAAAATCTTGAAGTTCTGGTCTATTGTATCGTTTAGATAGTTTGTGAAAAAAGTATCTGTCATTCCTTTTCATAAAGGAATCCTGAGAACATCTTATTTCACCATTATATTTTACAAAATCATAATTTGGTGATTGGAAATGTAATCTAATCGCCAAATACATTTTGTATGCATCAAAAGCTTCCAAATCATACTGGGAGTGAATTTGTTTTAGGTAAAAAATGGAGCGATTCAGCTTCCATTTGTATTTTCTGCTTCAAAGATTTATTAACTAATCTTCCTACGGAATTGGGCTCTATCTCTTTTTCTTTACAGTACTCAAGACAAGCATCAATATATGTTATCTTTTTATCTATTACCATTTGCTCAATAAGTAAACTAAATTTTGTAGGGGTGATTATGTCAAATTCCATGTTGTTTGTAAATTGAAGTTTCTCATTATCCATTGTACTATTATACTATAAAAATTCTCAAAAGTCAAGTCTTTTTTTGATAATTGCTAAAGTCTTCTAT